TTCAGTCACTTTGGTTGGGATATAGGCACAGAACATTTAGAAAAAGCAAAGGAGTTTTATGGATACAACAGACAAGATAGCTGAGTGTCAAAGAAGATTAGCAGAGGTGGATGGCATAAAGTTAAAAGGCAATCACTACACACCAGTAAAAGATAGATTAAGAATATTTAGAGAAGTCTTTGGTATGGAATATGAAATGCGTACTGACTATGAATACAGAGATGAATCTATTATCTGTAAGTCCTGGCTACAAAAAGATGAAAAAATTTATGCAGTAGGATTAAGTGAAGTTTATAAAAATTCAAGGTCTAATAAAGTCATTGAGATGGCACAGACTGTTAGTCTAGGTCGTATGATGAGTGCATTAGGTTTGGATGGAGGTGAGTTTGCCAGTGCAGACGAAATAGCTGAATTTATTTCAGAGCAAAGTGAACATCAAGAGAACTCCCCTAATGAGAGTGGTGCATCAATAGAGCCTCCTAAAACAAAAATTGTGCCACTCTCAAAAAAGAAAGACGATGAAATTATTAAATTATTTGACAATGCAAAACATTTAGGAGATGTCGAAGAGGTTTTTTCTAAGCATAGAGATCAGATAATTAATAATGAAACTCTACAACAAACATACAACAAAAAGAAAGAAGGTATCAATGAGTGGTTATGAATTAAAATTAGGAAAAGGTAATATGTTTATGAACGAACCAAAAAAAGACAGCGATAAACATGATTATTATGGAACTATATCAATGCCTAGAGATGTAAAAGCTGGGGAACAAATTAAATTACATGGGTATAAGAACATGGCTGATAGTGGAAGAAAGTATATTGGGTTCCAGGTCTTGGATAAAAGAGAAGATGATTTATAATGACAGAAGCATTTCATCAACTTAACAGAACTTCTTTAGAGCAAGAAAAGTATGATGCTTTTGATGGCTATACCAGAAGAGTTAGAGATTTAGTAATTGTTCAAAGAGAAGATCAGCATGGTGATTTTAAAGAAACTCATGCTGATATAGCAACAGTATGGAATTTAGTTTTACGAAATAAATTAAAAACAGAATTAAGATCTAGCGATGTAGCTCTGTGTATGGCTGCACTTAAATTAGTAAGATGTACGAAGCCTGGTTTTAATCAAGATAACTATGATGACTTAGGAGCTTATACTGGCATTACAAAAGTATTAAAAATGCAAGAAACTGGCACCATACCACCAGCACAAGGTCATATTAAGGAGAGCAATGACACCTAAACAAGCAAAAGTTTTAGTAGCGTTAAAAGATTATTGGAACGAAAACCAGTATGCTCCTACATATTCAGAGATGGCTAAAGTTTTAAAATATAAAACTCCTAATGTTGTAAGCAACATGGTTTTTCAGTTAGCTAAAAAAGGATATGTGACTGTCTTACCGAACACCGCCAGGTCTATAGAGATCACACAAAAGGGAAAAGAGTATGGAAAAAATTAATAATCCATTACCCTTAATAAACAAAATTCTAAAACAAATTGAAAGAGAAAATAATAATTTAAAAATAGTAAAAGATAAAACTATGATTAATAAATTTTGGAAAAAAATAATCCTTGGCAAGAGAAATCTATCATAGTAGGGGAGATGAATTTAATGAGTGGCACCGCAGCATTGAAGATAAGATAGCTGCTATAGATATTGACCTGGTGTCAGTCTGTCGAAAATGTTATGAGCCACTTTGTTTATATGAAACTGCCTTTGATAAAAATCAAACACATAAAACTTGCACTACAACTAGACGATTAGCACAAAGAGCTGGCTTACCTAGTTTTTTAATATTTTATAATATACCAGTGACCAGGCTAAGAATTACTCAACTCACACCAACATATAAAAAAGAAAGAATTATTAAGCCTCTTACATTGAAAAGATATTTTACGAAACTACAAGAAGATCACATAAAAGAGTGCCATTTTCACGAAAAAAAAGGTCTATAAAAGACCATACAGAGGGTTTTGATAGGGTACCCAGTATGATTGGATACCCCTAAAATTTGTTTAGTTTAAGGATTTGTAGATTTTATCTGCTTTTTCCATGCCACCTTTAACATCATGTGTAATGTAAATGTCTTGTACATCATTAGAGTTATGACCAAGAATTAACTTTCTATCATCTCGATTAACACCAATTTTTGTCATTTGTGTAGCAAAGAACCTTCTAAAATCTTTAGTTTCTAAATGCACACCAAACTGTTCACCAGTGCCTTTAACGATCTCCTGGGTTGTTTTGTATGCTACATCAAAGATTAAATGATCTGGTTTTTTGTTGTGTAGGCTAGGGATGCACTTATTAATAAGTTTTAATAATGGTTTTGACAGATATACAAATCTTTCACCTTTATCTGCACCTTTAGCTCTTAAAGCACCACCTTTAGTAATTTTCTTAATGTGTGCTTTTTCACCATTTTTCTGTTTTGAGCTTTTGGTTTGACTAATCAAAGTCTTACCAGTATTCCAATCAACATTTTTGTATGGAAGTCCAGCTGCTTCACCCCATCTAATGCCAGAGTACATTTCTAGCAAACAACACATGGCTGCTTGTGCTTCTTTTGCAAAACCATTTTTAGCTAGGTCTGCAAAATGACGACTAATTTTTGACATAGTTTTTTCATCAATAGCTTCTTTGCCATCAGACTGATAACTAGGTGCATCATCCTGGAAAAACTTATGAACAGATACTTCTATAAAATCTGACTTAACAGCACTATCCATTAGATTGCCAAAAATTCTCCATCTATCCTGTGCCTGTCTATCTGTAAAAACTTTATTATTATTCTGTTCCCACTTTTTAGATTTAAGATCTCTAATAAAATCTCTCACCCATTTTTTATTAATAGTAGAAAGTTTAGTTTCTTTAGAAACAATTTTAAAAAAACCATTAACATTAGATTCATATCTATTGACAGTATCCATGTCTAATCCACGCTTTGGGTTTTTTTGTTTTTCTTCTATAGCTACTTGCCAATCCCTGTAGAGTTCATCGTAGGCATTACTAAAAGTGTAATGATTGTTAGAAACTAATTGTTGAGTTTCAGAAACATCATTATGTAAATTATATTTTTTAGCTTCCGCTTTTTCTGTGGCTTCTTTAGATGTAGATCCATAAATATTAAAATATTTATAAAGACCATTTTCATCTTTTCCTTTTGGTATTCTAACCAACCAAACAGTCTTGCCGTTGTTCTTAACTTTGTGTGCTTTCATACTTATTAAGATAGGTATTATAACTACAAATACAACTACAAATTAACTACAAATCAGAATAAATATACTTAGTATATAGAGATCAACATTCTTGTAGTATTCAAGTTTATCGGTATTTTTAGTGTTGATATACTTTAAAAAATTAGGATTTCAAGACCAATCCAATCCTTGAAAAATATAGGTTTTTTTTAGTTAAAATTCAATAACCACAAATTAACCACAAATCAAACTACAACATTTTGGTATGGCGGAAGAGGTGGGATTCGAACCCACGAACCGCTTGCACGATTGCTAGTTTTCAAGACTAGTACATTCAACCACTCTGTCACTCTTCCCAAGAGAAGAGTATTTATATCTTATTTTTTCTTTTTAGGAAACCCAGCTTTCATGTTCTTGTAAGCCTTTGCTGAGATAGTTGAGTTCTTCTTAGATCTTGATATTCCTTTTGAACGCCTCGAATTAATATTTGCGTAAAGTCCTTTACCTGGCATTATATCCACTCCTTGTTTGTGTTGTATTTATTATGCTGACAATCCCAGCACATCCATTGTACACCATCACCTATACATAGGTTTTTCTTACAATCGGTGCATCTTCTCCTAGCTTCTTTTGCTTCTTCCATCAATACGCCAGGTGATTTCTTTTTATTTTGTTGAAATAAATCTAAGTATTCTTGTTCTCTAAGGCTTCTGGTTAGTTTGCTTGACAATTTCTTGTTCTATTTCTTGCATTTTTTTATTAACAACTAACTCATTAAAGCTGGCATTTCGGTATTGTTGTTTTAATTGTTTTTCAACATCTAAACGATTAATTAAAAAGATCTCATTTTCTTTCATCTCTTTAACTATTTTGTTTAACTCTTTGATTTTACTCTTTAATTTGCTGATTTTATCTCGTAAGTATAAAATTTCATCTTTGACTACCATATAGACCTCCTAATTATTATGTTTTTTTGTTTTTATTTGCGAAGTTTTTCGCTGCTGCCACACTACCAAAACCCCATTTCTTCAATGCCAAGGCTTTTCTAGTAGGAGATCCGTCTGGTTTTGTCATAGAACCCTTCATACCACCAAATCGAGCAGCAAATGATACTCGTCTTGGATTGGTTCCAGAACTAACTGGAGATTTTACACCAAATTTTGCTCTTCCAGCATCATTTAAACCACCAGTTTTAGACTGATATTTCTTTGCTACCATTACAGAGCTGAATTAATTATTGAAATAATAATAAGTGCAGCTGCACCCATCAAAAATAACTGGAATTTTCTATTCAAACTATTCCAAAATGTTTTTAACTTTTCCATATTATCCTCCTATTTTGATTTATTAGTAAGTTTTTCTACTGTTCTAAGAGATGATAAACCCAGCATTGCTACTGTTAATTCCATCATAACATCTAATGGAAGCTCTGGTTTATCAGCAGTTGGCAGTATCCAACTAAGCATCGGCTCTACAATAAAAGCATAAGCGAAACCAACACCGCAAACCCACATTAAAAAAGGTCTTGCACCAGCTACAAACATAGACCTATGACCAGCTTGAACCTTATTAATCTCTGCTTGTATTAATGCTGGTTTAGCAGCTAGTCTTTCTTTAGCTATTTCTAAAGTTAGTGTTTCTTCTTTGCTGGTAAATAAATTATCTAAAACTGAACCTACAGCTTCTACTGGTTCTTTTATTGATCCAGTCATTCCAAGTAGTTTTGCAATCATTTATGCCTCCCTTATGAGTTCTACTAATGGTTTGTATCGAGTTTCTAATTGACGATAGAGCTTTGAATCTTCTAATTGAAACGAAGCCTCCACAAAGTTTTGATCTTGGATAGCAGCTCTAAATAATTTAAAGCCAGCTAAACGACTAGCACCAATGTTAAACGCAACCTCCACAACTACTGAGGCAACTTCATCTGGTACTTCGACATCACCAATAAATTTTTTTGCATCTTCTTTTGCTATTGCATAATCTTCTTCAAAGACTGCTTCAGCTTGCACTTGTGTATATGTTATGCCTGGCTGCCAAGGATCACTTGCAGTACAGAGGTGACCATAAAAGATAGTGGGTGCGGCAGATCCCAATAAAGGATCATCATAAATTTTTAGTACGCAACCTTCGTGAAGTTTTATTCTTTCTTTTGTTTCTGAATCGTATTGTTCCGTCATCATAGCAATATACTATTTTCACTCCTAATTTTTTTTGCTCATCTGTTAATGAACGATTAATAATTGTTCCTTTTTGTTTGCCAGTTTTTCTACAAGAAAATGATTTAACATCTATAAAGAGTTGGTCGTTTGTTTCTGGGTTGATAGCTATAAGATCTATAGGGGAAGTAGAGGAGGTTATGGATGTAAATATATAATAACCTTTTTCTGCAAAGTATTTAGATACTGCAAACTCTGAAGCTGTACCTTTAGCGTGCTTCTTATCCAATAAGATCTCTGACTAAAATAATTAAATTTGCAAAGACCGCAAAACCGACAGACCATAAGACAAAATTAATCTTTCTTATGTCGGCTTGTATGTGTGCAAGATGGTTGTTCTTAATTATAGAAATATCTTTCTTAATAAGTTCTACTTCTAAATTAAGTTTGTTTATCTTATCACCTTGTGTTGCCATTACTTAACTACCGCCATGTTATTTAGTGGGTTCTCTAATGCTTTTTGTATTCTTAATTCTAGATCTGCCTCTAGCTCTTTGATGTCATCCTCAAACAACCGCAGCTCATCTCTAGTTTTGTTCTTAATTGAATCGACAATGGTTTCTATGTGTCTGCTGTCTGATTGTAATTGTCTTATTGAACTCTTTAAATCATCTCTAAGTTCTTTTGCAGTAGATGCCACTAGCTGCACTTCTTCTAATATCATAGACATTTCAGATTGAAGCATAGTCACTTCTTGCTGCACCAGGTCAATGCGTTTATCAAAGCCAGATAAATCTGGAGCTGTATAAGCCTCAATGGCAGCGGACATATCTTGAAATTTTTTCCAAAACTCAAAGCCTCCGTATAACCCACCACCCAATGTTGATAGTGCAACAAGTAATGCAAAGATCTTGCCACCTTTAAATGTAAGTCCGCCAAAAGATGCTTCCATATCAATACTGTGAGTTAATCAACTGCTCCATTAAATTGTTTTGTGCTGATTCAAATAATCCACCATAAGGATCTGGTATCATTTCTTGTACTGGTAAGGATTGATTTTGAAATGCAATAGGTTCTATTAGTTCTTGGCTAGTGTATTCACTAAATGCCTGGGTATCTGTAAGGATAGCCATTAATGCCATTGTCTGAGCCTGGGTGCCTGGATTATTTTTATCTGTTTTTTCCATTATTTTTTTTACAATCTTTTCTTTTACTTCTTGTTTTTTTTCAGCTGTTAAAGTTTCTCTGGGTTCTTCTTCTTGCTCTTGTTCTTCTGGTTCTGGTTCAGCTTCTTCTTCTGTAGTTTCTTCTGGTTCTGATCCTTCAACATCATCAGTAGTGGGTTCTGGTTCGCTGGGTTCATTCATACTTTCCTGGATTGTTTCTTCAATAGCAGCTTCCATTTCTTGTTCTAGCTCCATTTCAATTTCCATTGTCTGAACATCAGCAACGTCAATTATCTCAATCTCTTGCACTGCATCTAACTCTGGCAGCTCTATGTCTGGAATTTCAATTTCTATTTCTATAGGTTGGTCAAATATTTCTGGTAAATCAATTTCGATTTCAACAACATCTGGTATGTTTATTTGTTCAACAGCATCATCTATAATGTCAATAATTTCATCAATTAAAACATAAGTTGTATACTCAATAGCCAGATAGGGATCATATATGATTGCTCCATAGTTGCCGCTTGTGTAACCAGCATCAACTCCATAGATTGAAACTTGAGTAAAAATATCTGCATAATTGTTAGGATCTATTGTCTGTGAGAATTGATAGTCTTGTAATCCTCCATAATCTAATTCTATGTAGTGATTAAAAGTATTTATAGTGATCCCATCTGGATCAGTTAGTGTTAAAGTATAATCAATTATATCTCTGCAATCACCGCTAGTTTCTATACATGAGGGTAGGTTGGCATTACTAATATGACTTTCAGATCCAAAACCATAAGACATCTCAAACCCTTGGTTTAATTCTTGGATAGATAAACCACCATCATTAATCAAACTAATTTGATCTGATGTTATAGTTCCTCCACCATCAATTTTTCCTCTAGTATTACTATGACCAAAACAAACTTGACCAGTATCTAATGTTCCAGAATAGGAACAAGTATCAGAGCTAACTAATCCAGTTTGATTCCAGGTATCAGCTTCATCTAATAAGTTTCCTGTATTAAGAGTTTCTGCTTTAGAGTATGAGGAGCATAGAAAGAGCCATAATAGCAAAATTTTTAAGACCATCATTGTCTACTTCAGTTTCTTCCTTTGTAGTTTTATTTTTTGTAAGCCAGTCATTATAGTCTGGTCGTTCTTCTGGATGTTTATCCCAATAATCTTGTGCAGCTTGACCAATTAAACCATTACCAGCTGGACAGGGTGAGCCGCTTCTCTCTAATGCAGTAAATACAATAGGTTCAGTACAAAGAACATTTAATGCTGAAACTTTCATATTAAATTGCCAAAGTAGTTTTGCATATTTTCTTTTATTACAATCTAAATCTTCAAATGCTTTGCCAGTAGCTATACCTAGTACCTGGGTTTGTATGCCAATACTTCCCCCTGGTATATAGCAGCTATCATTTTGCATAATATTAAATGGAGGAGCAGAAGCAGTTGGAACGGATTTATCTACAGTAGTTGACGCTACAGTATTACTAGACACAGTATTAGTGTTAGCTCTAGCATCTGTAAATACAGCCACAGAAGTAAATAAAAATAATATTAAAAATAGTTCTTTCATTATATTAATTGTAATTCTTTAGAAGTACAAAAAGTTGTGAGATATACATCTGGTGTACGCATCACATAATCTGCTAAGTCTATAGCTGCTTGTTTGCATTGCTCTAGATTTTCGTATATAGGGTCGTATCTAATTTCTGATAAGCAAGTATCCTTTAATGATATCCCTGGCGATTGAACACAAATCCAGAAGATTAAAAAAAATTTCATTTACAAATACAATCGTAACCTTCGCAACACTCACACATTATGGTTTAGGTATATCTGTTTTGACTGTAGCAATCGCATCTTTCCAAGTAGTAGTTCCATCTACAGTATCGTGATACTGCATATCTAACTGGTCTTGGATTGACGGATAAGCATCTGCTCTATCTCTTTGATACTGCTTGTTGTCATAGTCAGTTTGTAACTCAGCTTTCTTTGCTGATACTTGTTCCCA